GTAAGGGCTCAGAGCTGATATCTGGGTGTTCTGTTGTGACGTGTTTGGCCCGGTCAAAGCGGTCATAGACCTGGCCTGTTGTGAGGTTGCAGAACTGACCTTCCAGGTACGCCTGGAGGAGTGATGGGTCGTAGTTGGCCTGCAGCCGTTCGATGAAGTCTTGGGGCAGATGTGGATTATCCGCCGAGCGCATCCTAATCAGCTTGCGATCATCACGCTGTTTGGCGTCATCAGTGCCAAAGGTTTGCCACATCCAGCGAAAGCCTTCAGGCGTGGATGCTGCTGCGAACTGCCTGACATTGCCCGAGCGCAGACGGCCAAGGATCTTGGGAAACGCCCTTGAACAAACGCTGGGGTTGACCGTGTCAATCTCATCAGCAAGGACAAAGGCCAAGTTCAGGCCAATGATCCGTGACCAGTTCTCAAAACTGCGGCACAGGATTTTCGTGTCACCACCAGGCAGGTGCAGTGTGTACTCAGGGAGTGGTGATGCCCTGTGGGTGTAGGGCACCTCATACGCCTCTAGGAAGCCCTCAAAGTCGTTTTGCCAAATGTCCCTGACCAATGGGCCAGTCGGCTCCATCACGCAGCCAATGAAACCCTGATTGGCAGCGGCAAGGTGCAGGGTCTTGGCTGCCAGTGCCCTGGTCTTGCCAGCGCCGTAGCCAGCAGACAACCCGATGATCTGGGTCTGTTCGTCTTCAACGAAGGCCAGCTGGCCAGGGTGTAGGTCAGCCCTTACCTGCTGCAGCAGCCGATCGACATCAATCTGGCTGTCCTCAGCACCAAGCCGTTGAAGGATGTTGCCCCTTGGGATCGTGGACAGAACACCCATCAGTCATACAGCTTGGCGATCTTGGCAGCGGTGTTGATGCAGCCCAACACAGCTTGGAGGTTGGACTGTTCCATGCCCTTCTTGTGGACGACGTTCAGCTGGGACAAAAGTATTGCGGCAAAAGCTTGGCGATCCAAGTTGAAATCTTCTTCAAGGCGCTTTGTGGCTAGGGCAATGTATTCATCGCTTTGCCTTTGCTTCAGCCCCCATTCACTTGCGGCGTATTGCAAAAGATCTGAACGTGTTGCGCCATTGGCCATCATTCGGGCAAACCTTGCTGTCCGAAACTCTTTTTCTGCTTTCGTGCAGCGTGGATTCTTGTCCATGGTTTCAGCCTAATGATGCAAACGAATCCAGGGCGTACCAGACGTGTGAGTTGCGATAGCCGCCTTGATGCGTGGGAACTATTGGCGTCACACCGTGACAGTTCCTCCATGCCGGATAGACAAGCATCGAGCCATCCGTTTGGTCAAAGGTGGCGTCGTAGTCGGGGACATGCAAGTTTCCGCCAGTGCTGTTCCGGCGCTTGGTGATGATGATGTTGATGGCGCCTTTGACGTTGGCGTGGTCTTGGTGGATTGGTGCTGCGATGTTGCAGTTGCTGATGGTGCTGCTGAAGTGCTTTGCAAAGCGCCACTTCTCAGGAACACGGGCTTGGACCTTGCTGCTATGCAGCTGGGTGACTTCAGGTGCCAGCTCCTGCACAAGCTGATAGGCGGTGATGCCTGCCTTGTGCATGGCTTTGACAAAGGTGCCAGCGGTCTTGCTGCTGTGGACAGAGGACCGTGTGCCGTATGCCCGTCGCATATGCGGCTTGGGCGGCACACTGCCAAGGATGGCTGAGTACTGGGAGATCACTAGGTAACGCTTCTTGCCGTTGGGGCCTGGTGGCAATGGACGCTTACGGTCCATCATCGTTTTGGGCACCCTGGTTGAGTTGACCTCGTGGTCAGCAATGTTGATCAGGTTCCGCAGGTCATCAGGCAGTTGCTTGATAAACAAGCCCACCCGGGTGCCATCAGGGTCAGCAAGGATGCAGGACTCTGTGACGTTGGGCTGCAGCGTTGGGCAGGTGTCCCCGATCTTGAGCTTGGGTGCCTTTGGCTGAAGGGTCAGGACTGGCAGCTTCATATCCACTGGAGCTTTCCGTGGGTGACTGTTTTGAGCTTGATGTTGGGCACGTCGCCGGACTTGGTGTACAGCTTGCTGATGCCGGGGAAACGGTTAACGATCTGCTGCAGCTGAGCCTCGTGGTCTTTCGCACGTTTGTCCTTGCCACCAAGTTCAGCCTGGATCCCACCTTCAGCGAAGTACTTGGTCTTGGGGCAGTACCCATCAATGCGGACAACACCCTTGTAACGCTTGAAGGATCTCAGGGTCAGCTCAAAGTCTTCACCAGATGACTGGCGTGGACGGTCATCACCGCACATAGCTGGATCACCCGCAAACGTGCCGTGGAAGATGCCACAGATGTACCGCAGGCCAACGGTGATGGTGGGCTTAAGGAACATGCCATTAGCCACAGGATTGATTCCCCAGAGCCTTGCTCCAGTGTTTTGGCAGACCTGGAAGCCTTTGGACACCAGGCGGTCAAGGTCGCCGGTGTACGCCTTCAAGGCGTTGCCATCTTTGACGTACAGCCCAGCAATGTCGTCATCCAAGTTGAGGATGCGTGTGCCGGGTTTGTAGTAGTGCAGGTTGTACCAGATGCGGGAGTTGATCAGCCCTGGCTGGCTGATGACAACCTTGACGCCAAGGCCAATCGCTTGCAGAGCGGTGTCATACAGGTGCTTCTCATTGCTGTCAGCCACGAAGACAGTGACACGGCTGAAATCAGCGTTGGTGCGCTTCAGGGTTGTGAGCGTTTCAGTGATCAGACGCGTTGGCCGCTTGTAGCTGGGGATTGCGATCTGATAGTCGATCATGCAGCCAAAGCCTCAATCAGCTTCATCCCCACGTACTCACCACGCTTGCGAGCTGCTTCCACTAGGGCCTTGGCTTCTTCGTAGTCCTCAGGGCGAAACTCAATCTGGATGGCTTTCATGACGCCATCAGCCAGCTCTGCTGTGGGGTCATCGTCCATGTCGTCCAGTGCCGACAGGTCAATGTCCTCACCAAAGGTGGGCAGGTCATCACCCCAGCCCAGCAGGGTCAAGTCAAAGCCAGCTTCACCCAGGGCCTGCAGTTCAGCCTGCAGCACGTCGTCATCCCAAGTGCTGTTGAGTGCCAGCTGGTTATCAGCAATGACGTAGGCACGTCGCTGTTCAGCTGTGAGGTGGCCAAGCGTGATGGTCGGCACTTGGGCTAGACCCATCAGCTCAGCAGCCAGCAGGCGGCCATGGCCTGCGATCACATTGCAGTCATCGTCAATAAGGATTGGGTTTGTGAAACCGAACTCCTTGATTGATCGGACAAGACGATCAAGCTGTGCTTCTGAATGTTGCCGTGGATTGTTTTCGTATGGCTTGAGAACTTCAGTTTCACGCTGGACGATTTTGTCTGATGCGATTGTCACTGCCAGTTATCTGGATTCGCTTTCCAGAGTAGCCGTAGTTGACGAAGCTTCGGTTCAACTAGGTGGTGTGAACTTACGGTTCCGCTGATGTTGCCGATCGTTATCTGAACACAACCGTCGTCGAGGTTGCGGATCTTGGCATTTGGCATAGGCATCTCTGAGGCGCTGCTCATAGTCCAAGAAGGCTTGAAGGTTGTTCAGATGTTGCTGTGTCCGAAGGTGTTGGTCCATGTTTGAAGTCGGGGGATAGATCGCCACACACAGGCGCCCTGCCTTTCCTTGCTGCACCCAAGGTCTTGTATAGCTTTCAGCCTGCATGGGGATGGCAGGCATCAGGCTCCCCGACTGATGATCACTTGTGCTCCTCAACGGTGTACGAAAAGCCGCAGTCCTTGGCGTCTTGTATCAGCTGATCACGCTCATGGGTTGTGTAGGCCCATTCAGTCCACTCAAGCCTGCCGTCAAGCGAGGCTTCAACGTAGTAGCGGGATTGAGGTTCCATGGCTTGAAGCTTCAGAAGGTTGGTGGCTTCAAGCTCATCTTGATGCTTTTGGAACGACTCGAAAAGGCTGAGCATGTAGTTGTGATTGTCCATGGTGTGTGTACCTCTCGGTGTGGTGTGGATCAGCAGATGCCGTTGGCAGCAAACCAGAAAGCAACTTCACCAGTCAGGTCGTCTTCGTTGGTGATGCCTTGAGCGATGAAGGTTTTGGCTTGCTGCTTGATTTTGTACTGCTGAATGGCGGTGAGTTCACCACCCAGTTCAGCTTCGATGGTTTCGATGATGTTGAAAAGGTTGATCATGTGAGTTGGCATCCCTGCCTTTCTTGAACTTATTATGGCATGCCATTGGCATATTGGCAAGCCATCAATCTTCAAATCCCATGTGATCTTCGGTGAAGTCATGAAGGGCATCTGCCAAATGGTCAGGCAGCTCTCCGTAAACCTGCAGCTCTTTGACGTCTGCGGGGTTGGCGATCAGGGCCTCAGCCAACTGCTGCAGTGCCCTGATGGTGTCGTCGTGCATGGTTCTGTGTGTGTGGAGCTCCCGCCCCGTTGATTAGATCATGGCATGCCATTGAACAAATGGCAAGCCATGGGCTGATATTCAGCAATCCCCTGCAGGTCCCATGCGGTAACCGGGTGAGCTGACAATGAACTTGTCTCCCCACATATCAATCACCTCAACAGAAGCAGCAGTGAAGTGGCGAACAGCGCACACAGACACATGAACGTCGTCACGGTGAACCACCTTGTAGATGGGGTTCTTCCAGTCGGCAGGGTCCGCAACCTTGTCAAAAGCTGCCTCAAGTTCAGCCTGGGTAAAAGGTGTACCAGTTGAAGAAAGGATCTTCATTTTTAAAAACCGCTCAGTGAGCGGGGCGTGTCCCGTCGCCGGGTGATGAACATATCATGGCATGCCATCAAGCAAATGGCAAGCCAAGCTGATCCGCCACCAACGGCAAAGGCTTGTTCCCCCATTGCTGGCCCATGGCATCCGCAATCCCCTGAAACGTTCTGCTGCGTTCTTTCCAGCGGTTTGGCCCAGGCGGGATTGAGTACCAGGCTGGCAACTTGTTACCGCCAGCCGTAACCACAAATTCACCTCTTTCCACAACGTTTGTCGCCCTCAGGCGTGGCAGATTCTTGAGCCATAGGCAAGTCGTCTTCTGGTGTTGGTGACCAAACTCCCAAGGCTGGATGGTCTGATCTGGTGGCCTGATTGCTGAGCTGATGATGCTCACAGGATTCTCAATGCACCAGCGATCAATCGGTGCATCCATAAGCAGCCTCACGAAATCAAGTGCTGCCTTCTGCCTGCCATCAGCAATTTTTTCAGCGAAGTGCTTGCTGCCGCTAACTGCCAAGTGGGTGCAAGGCGGATGAGCAACCATTAAGTCCCAGCCGTCACCAAGCAAATCTTCAACTGGGCCTTGGTGGTGCCACTGCGGATCTCCTTCGCACTCAAGCAAATCGCAAGACCAGGCATCGTGGCCATGACTGCGGAAGGCATCACGCACCCTGCCGCTGTACTCACAAGCAACAAGAACACGCATCACCATTCATCGTCTTCTACTGCTGGCGCAGCGAAGACGCTGCCCTTGTTTTCACGGATGTCCACACCCCAACGCTGATTGCTCATGGTCAGCATCTCGTTCCCAAGCTTGGCAATCACCATCCGGTTGGGATTGGACCCATCACGCACAAGCCAACCGTTCTTCCAAGAGTCGCCAATCAACCGTTCCACATGCGTGCCAACAGGCACCGGCAATAAGACACCCTCAGGCACCCCTCCACCGTCAGAGGGGGTCAAGTGTGTTTTATGTGTCAAATCCCTTTTTATGTGTGCGCGCGAGGCATCAGATCCCAGTGCTGGCGGTATTTGACCCCTTTGACCCCCAGGGCCTTGCTCATCAGCTGCTGATTCTTGGATTTGACACGTTTGACCCTTTTGACCCCCTGTTTTTTTGGATGGGTCATTGGGGGTGTCAAATACAGGGCGATACAAAGCAGCAGGCCGCCCAGCAGTGTCAGGGGGCAACTCACCGTCCTGCACGATCAGCCCCTTGGTGGCCAAAGCCTTCAGAGTGCGGAGTGCTTTCTGCCTGCTGATGTTGCACTGGCTGGCGATCTCAGCAGCGGTTGTATGGACCCTGTTTTCCCACAGCTGGCAGCAGTGGTCATAAGCAGATTCCTGACGGCCCTGAAGCGACTCCTCCACCTGGGCACGGGCCTCAGCTGCAATGGCATCGTCACCATCGCCATGGCTGACCCAACCATCGTCAGTCAGCTCAACCACCAAGTTGGTGGCCTTGCTCCTGCCCATCGGCTTCACAGCAATGCGGTGATCGGTTTGCATCTGCCCCTCAACGGGCACCTTCAGCCAGTTCAACAGCACAGACCAGCTCACAGCACCTGCAAGGCTGTTACTCCCCCGGCTGGCTGTGATGGCATTGCCACCAGACACCGACTTATTGGTGTGGTGAACTAGGACCGTGGTGCTGCCAGTGCCAGACAGCACGACCTCAAGCTTGCGGGCTGGGATGTCAAAATCACTGCTGGCTTCTTCAATCCCAAGCTGGCCAACGCAAGCGTGGTACGTGTCCACCAGCACCAGTGAGCCCGGATGCTTGGACGCCATGGCAGCAATAGCGTCAAGGCCGTTGTCGTTGAGCTGCACTGCATCCTCAAGGCTCCAAAGAATGACGCCTTCCGCCAGCTCGTGGAAACATTCACCGTTTTCATCAACGCCCTGGGTGCCTAGGCCCTCACGCTCAAACAGCACCCACCAGTCGGAAACGTTTTGGTCCGTGCCAACGATGATCAACTTGTTGATCTGCCCGTGGATGGGGATGCCAAGGAACTCACTATCACCACGCAGCGCAGCAGCGGCCATCGCCGTCATCAGGGCTGATTTGCCCACCTTGGGTGGTGCCACCACCAAGTTCTGACGGCCACGCATGATGACCCCTTCCCACAGCCAAGGGACAGGCGATACATCAAGTTTCTGCCCACCTTGCTTTGGCTCAGGGATGCCAACGTTGCGACCAGTGGCCTGCGCCAAGTAGTGAGCTGCTTCACTCTTGCTGAGGACACAGCCAAGCTCTTCAGCTTGGTTCCGCAGCAGCAGCAAGCGGTCAACAGAGTCAGTCGTTGCGCCAACGACTTTTACGGCTGCGTTTTTGAGTTGTGCGACTTGGTCCAGGCAATCTTGAAGGCTTGGATCCGCGATGTTGTCGTTGTTTGAGGCGTCGTGTGTAGAACCCATCTTTGGCCTTTGAAGGCGAAAACCATGTGCGTTGTCCGTAAACACCCAGCCGCTCAAGCTCTTTGAAAGCTGCAAGTTCGGGGCTGGTTTCCTCAGGATGCTGAGCATCCCAAGCATCTAAAGCTTGGTCTGACCGTTTGCGCTGCAGGTCTGTGTAATAGCCCTTGGCTGCTAGGTCTTCATCAAACTCACCAGGCAATGACCAGATCTGCCACTGCAGAAGCTCCCATGCCTGGTGCTCCTTGTCGTAGTCAATCACGAGCCAGCGGCTCAGGCTCAGATGCGATGGCCTTTTGCAAAAGCAGGTTGACCCAGCCAGTGCGGCTGACGCCGATTGGTTTTTTGCGGTCCACTTCAGCGATCACCCTTGGATCAATGAGGACTCGTGTGTTGGTGATCTGTTCCAGTTCAGGCACGTTTTGGGCTTGCTTTGCCGGCGAAGTGTGCCCAGAATGACTCGGCCTGGCAACCCCAAAAAATCAAAGAAATCAAAGGACTGTCATTTTTCCCCGAATGGCACAAGTACATGTACAAGGCCGAGTGGCTGGCGAGGACTGTCACAGGGGTGGTGGGAGCAAAGCTTTCCCCTGATGCGCTGGCCAACATCATGCGATACAAAGATGGCCCAAAGGGATGGGCAGCAAGGGGCCAGCAGATCCACAACGCACTAGAGGGCTATCTCAAAGGTGAGCCCATTGAGTTCGCTGAACACTGGACAGACTGGGTCGACCCAATGCTGGATTGTGAGCTGTTCAGGGATGCAAAGGTGATCGCCACTGAATACAGGCTGTGCGATGTCAAGAAATCCATGGGCGGCTCGTTTGACTTCCTGCTGAAAACGTCAACAGGGGAAATCGTGTTGGGCGACCTCAAAACAGTGGGCAGCAAAAGCAAGGCTCGCACCCGTGAACCAGCCACTGACCAGCTGGGTGGTTATTTGGCCATGCTGATCGACCACCACCCTGCAGTTCACGTCAACAAATGCGTGACGGTTGTGGCCGGACCTAATGAATGCCGTGTGATCAGGCAAGAGCCTGATGACTGTATTGAGGCTTGGCTGGACAGTTGGGACCGGTACAAATTTGAACAGGAAGAGCTAGGTGACTGGTGGTGAGTGATCTGAACTGGGCAAAGCTGCTGGACCCGGCAAATGGTGGGCCAGGTGAACCACCTGGCAGGGCTAAAGCTGTCGAGGCAGCAAAGGAAACCACACGCCAGCGTTACATCAAACACGGCAAGAAAAGGGCCAAGGGAAGTGTCAAACGGAAGGAAAAAATCATCCCAAGGGTTGCGCGCTAGTCACTGGCATGCCACCATTCGCAAGCCATCACACACAGGCATTGGACTTCATCAATCAAACACTTGAGATTGGCATCTGCGAGGTGCAGACAATCAGCCCAACCCACCATTTCTATGGCTACATCTACAACGGAGAAAATAGGGAAAAGGTTCGGGTTTTCCCCGGCCCCAAAAACCGGCCTGACCTCAAAATTGCTGAGCTTCTGAAGCTCGAATCATTCCAGATTGAAGAAGCTGGTTTGCGGCTCAGGGTGCAAATCACCCATGAATGGAAGGGCGAAAAAGTTGCTTGGTCTGGACATGCACTGCCCATGGCAGAGCAGAGCGCAACTGATCAAAGCATCGTTGAACACTTGCTCAACAAATATGCGCTGAATACAGCCCAGACTGAGCTTCGTTCCCCCGCAGACCCCTTCCCGTCTGGCAGCATCACCATCACGGCTGACCTGCCAAAGGCAGAACCCAAGCCTGAGCAAATCACTAGCAGGAATCAGGCAAACCAAGCTGAACTTCTTGGGATGGCTGTCTACGAAGGGAAAAACCCATACGAGTTGCTGACAAGGTCAACAGCAAGGGTTGAGGGCAAAACTGACTATCCCCTGATGGTTTTCCTCAGGGTGGTTGCCGACAAACTTGGGGTGGAAGTTTGTGACCTAATTAATGAGGTCATGTGGGATGCCGTCAAATCCGGTCGCATTTGGGATTGCCAATCAGACAATGGCATGCCATAATATGTTCAACGGGGCAGGGATGTCCCTCACACACACAAACCAATGACCATCCAACAGCAAATCGACAGCATCAAGGTTCTTCTTGATGACGCACAAACTTCTTACAGCCACGCCATTGCCGCCAACGACATGGCTGCCGTGACAACTCACCGCAAGGCTGTCAGCAAGTACCGCAACATGATCGGCAAGCTGGTCAAGCAAAAGCTGGGGATGTGATGACAACTGATTACACAGTCACCTTCACAGGTGCAGAACTGGACCTGCTCTATGAGCTGGCCAGAAAAGCTCGGAACAACCTGCCTGACACAGACCTCATACCTGAGCCGGGTAGTTGGGCCAATCAAGTTGCACTTATGGACCTCAAGCTCACTGACCTTTATCACCAACGCCGCCGATGAACTACCAAGAGGCCCTGTACCACATGGATCGCTTGGCTGATTGGCAGAACAACGAAGACGAAAGCACTTGGAGCAAGTTCCTCACCCTCATCGGTGAAGGCAACGGGCCTCAACCTTTCCGCCAATCGTTGGGCTACTTAGAAGCCGACCTGCTGGGCAAAGCCTTGCAGGCATACGGCTCAAGGCCAGATGCCTTCAAAGAACACCTTTCCAAGTTCTATGAACCCACAAACAATTGATTTCGCAGCTCAACAGACATTCATTGAGCAAGACCCTGCAGTCATCCAAGCCCTGCAGATGCACCGCAAACGTTGGGATGACGTCCGTGAGGCTGACCGCAAGGTCATCATGGAAGCTCGCAAGGTTGCTTCGCTCATGGCTGCCTTTGACGCCACTATTGAAGCGCAGTTCAGGCAAGAGGATGTCACTCCGGAGCATGAAAAGCTGCTCAAGGAGTACACCAACCAAGACTCTGAAACTTGGTTCTGGCGCCACCACCAGGCCCAAGAATTGATCCAAGAGGCAATCGCGGTGCAATGCCAAAAGGTTGCCCATGCCCAAGCTGATTACAAGATGCTCGAAACGGATCACACAACCTGCAGGGTGTTGTCCCAAGCAAGGGAAAAGGCCAAGGAAAAGTACAAAGCTCAGCAAGCCCAAGCATCAAAACCCCGTCGGGGCCGTCCACCCAAAAACCGCAGCTGACCCATGAACTACAGAACCTACCGACCACGCCAACGCCGCACCAAGATGTACAGCCCTGAACAAGCCAACACCAAGATCAACGTCATTGTCGCTGTTGTTGCCTTTTCCTTGTTCGGTGCAGCAGCCTGGTACTCAATCACATCAACACTTGATTCCCAACAGCGGTATCACTGCAATCAGGGTTGGCAGCCTGCCTGCGAAAAGCTGAAGTAATGGGCAAGGGCATTTACTGGAGCACAACACCGCATCTGTACGTTGCCGGTGCAAAGGCAAGCGCAAAAGCTGCGCTCAGTGAAAGCTCTCCCAAGCTGACTGCATTAGAAAAAGCGTTCTACAACGCTCAACGAAGGCAGCAGTGTCCAACAGCTACACCTTCTACGCCCCAGGCAAACCAGCGCCCCAAGGCAGCAAGAAAGTCCACCGCTACATCAAAGGAAGAGCAATCCTCGGGGAAAGCTCAGCCGCCGTAGATCCGTGGAGGAAGGTTGTTGCCAGCTGTGCCCGCAGGTTGCAACCTGAGCAATGGCATGCCAAACTGCCCGTGTCGTTGACGTTGACCTTTGTTTTTGCCAGGCCGAAAGCTCACTTCCGTGCCAATGGCGAACTTAAAGGCAGTGCTCCACAGCATTGCGTCACACGCATCGGGGATCTGGACAAGCTCTGTAGAGCTGTTTGCGATGCACTGACAGGCATTGCATACGACGACGATTCACAGGTTTTCAGCATCAATGCTGAACGCCGTTATGCCACTGCCAGTGAGTCACCAGGCGCCCTCATCACCATCACCACCATTGATGTCTGAACTCGTTAAAGCATTGGTGGCCTTCCACAAGGAAGTCCCATCAATCTCCAAAGACTCCAAAGCTCAATACGGCAAGTACGCAGACCTTGGCGGTGTGTTGTCCACCGTGACACCACCACTAAGCAAAGCCGGGCTGGTCATCATGCAAACCTTTGAGCCTGCTGAAGGCGAAGGGGCCAACCCACTCCTGATCACCAAGCTGGTCCACACCAGCGGTGAAGAGTGCATCAGCCGTGTACCCATGATCATTGGCCAAGGTCTCAACCCACTCCATGACTGGGGCGGGAGCTGCACCTACCAACGGCGCTACGCCATCCTCAGCATCCTTGGCCTCTGCGCCGACATGGATACGGATGGCAACCTTGACCTTGAGCTGCAGCAGGAAAAAAAGGTCAGCCGTCCTGCCCGCAAAGCTGAATCCGCAAAACCTGCAGATGCAGCGCCAGCAGCAGAGCCCAAACCTACTGACCCAATGAAGGATGACGAAAAGGAGCTGCGACATGGCGTCATCAAGGAACTCAAAGCAGACCACAAACAAGAGCTGATCAAACGGTTCCGCAAAGAGTTCAACTACCCCGAGGGACTTGTCAAAGACAAGATCCAAACTTACGCACATCGCACGTTCCTCCAAAATGCCATGAAAGAAATCACTGCCTAATCAATGCCACAGTCACAAGCTGAAGCTGACCTCAAGCGGCGCAAAAACTTCTTTCAAGTGCGGCTTGACGACCATCTAGCCGACAAGTTGCGCCACTTCATGGATTCACGCAACTACAACCAAAACCAAGCTCTCAAAATCATCCTCAGCAAGTTTTTCAACGGAAAGTAATGCTCAACATCACCGCACACGGCAACATCGGCAGAGACCCAGAACTCAAGGAAACCACCAGTTCACAGGTCGCCAACTTCAGCATCGCCACACGCACCGGCAAGGATGAAACCACTTGGATCAACTGCCAAGTCTGGGGCAAGCGGGCTGACACGGTCATGCAGTACATGCACAAAGGCGACAAGATCACTGTCTGTGGCCAGGGCAAGCTGCAAGAGTATGACCGCAAAGATGGCGGCAAGGGTTACAGCCTGCAGCTGAACGTATCTGACTTCACGCTGCCAGCCACACCCAAGAAGGCTGACGACGAAGAGTTTTGATAATCGGGGCAGCAGCACTGTTCTCTCCTACAGCCTCCACAACTCCCCTGTTCCGCCATCGCAAGATGCCCGTTCCGGCCTGTTGTGCTCGCTGTAGGCCAGGCAGCCTGTGTAAGTCCCCGCTCAACAATGACGAAACCAACCATCAAACAAGTCTGGAAAGACGGTATCCAGCAGTGGGAAGTGACCCACGCAGGCATGACTCGCTACTTCAAAAACGATTGGCAAGCTCAATGGCACTTTGAGTCCTGCCTCAGGTTGCACCGTGCAACCATCAAGAAATGATTGCGGACTAGGACAGGCTCGCGCGCCTTACGCCCCTCACACCTGATCCGCTGCAGGTCACTTGTCCTCGCCCTTTAAAAAGGATGAGACACAGATCTTACTCACCAGGCATCAAGGCTGCGTCCATTGATGCAATGTGATTCACAGCCTGTCGCAGCATCTTGGCGTGATGCCAGTTCTGCTGAGCCATGGCCACACACAGGTTCATCAGGGCTTGCTTGTCGTCACAGCTTTTGATTTCACGCACTGTCTTCTCAAGCTGCAACTCCTCTTCAAGCGTTTGCTCAATAATCATCCAATCGGCCCAGCCCATCAGAACCTCCAGTAGCTGCAGGATTTGCCCACCTATAGCCAGCAAATCGCAGCTACGCCACGTTGGGCATCACGGTCAGGTGATTGTTGTAGTGGCCTGTTTCCCGATAGCTTTTCATTGGCGTGTTGGACATTGCATGGAACACCATCTGTCCAATCTTCAGGCCAGGGAACAAGGGAATTGCATGGTGCAGCCTTTCATTCTTCAGCTCCAGCGTCAGCCGTGATCCGTGCCAACCTGGGTCGCACCAGCCAGCAAGCAAGTGATTAAGACCAGATCTTGCACGGCTTGATTTGAGTACAAATTGACTGCTGATGTCGTCGGGCAGGTTAAACAGCTCAAGTGTTTCAGCCAAGCAAAACTCGCCGGACTGAAGCATGAACGGGTCATCTTCTGTCCTGTCTGCAATGTTGATACGCACCAGTTCAGAGCTGTAGATGCTTTCAATCATCAAGTGATCGCCCAAGCGCAGATCCAAGCTGGCAGGGTTCAGCAAGTCTTCATTGAATGGGACGACCATCCGGCTTTGCCGGCACCTGGCCTTGATCTCCCAATCACACAAAACCGCCATCCGTTGGACGCAAAAAATAATCCTACTCAGCCTGTTCAAGTATGTTTTTTTCACTGTGATAGGCACCTTGCTGGCGCATCTCCATCACATCACGCACCCAAGGCACCAGCCAATCATCCACCCGTGAACACTGATCCCAGTTCACAGGCTTGGCACACTGCACCACAACAGTTGTCCAGAACGCACTGATAAACGCCCAGACCCAATAAAACTCACTCACTGACAAGGATCACCCATCCAGTCCCAGGGCCTTCTGCCTGCCACCGCTGGTAAAACGCAGCCTGTCTGACCCGCACGTTGCGCCCTAGGTGTGGATTGGAGTGGCCACCCTTTTCCATTTCTGGATAACCCAAGGGGTCTTGCATGATCCACTCTGGATCGCTGCTGTTCT